CCGAGGATTCTCCCATACAATCTTTTGACTCCAAGGACTTGGAGACCTGCTTTGGCAAAGATGGTCGTGCCTTCATTGGCTCTACGATGATTAAGGATCCGAACACAGGCAAACTCGGCACAACCATTATGCACAACTGTATGAACCGCTCTGCTTGTCCTCCACCCAAGGGTAAGGCGGCAGCAGGTTCGCTTATTCTCGTAGCAAGTGAAGAGATGGTTGCTGACCCTCGCGTGTCCAAGCACCTTGAATCTGCGATTGCCTATGTTGGCGGTCGCTGCGAAACACTTTTCTCTGGGGTTTATGTTCGCAAAAACGTCCCTGGATTGATTGCGATACTAAGTATGAATGGTATCGAGAAAGGAAAATAAAATGAATTTACTACAAACACTATGGAGTTGGCTAACTAGCCTATTTGCGAAAGCGCCCGCACTTGTTGAAGAAGACTGTTGCCCCGAAGACTGCTGCGAAGACACCGAATGTGGTCCTGACGATGACTGCTGCCCCGATGACTGCTGTGAAGAAGAAGACTGCTGTGAAGAAGAAGACTGCTGTGGACCAGCCCCAGATCAAAATATGGAAATTCACGCAAAAGAAAAGCCCGACACAGTTGTGCTAGAGGGAGCAGAAGAATCGGAATCTGCTGTCCCTGTTCCTGTAGGCGGGATGCTTAGACAAATCTTACTAGCAGAAGGTATCAGCGAAGGTGTTATTGAAAAGTACCAGATCGTTGAGGCATTTGAGGGCTGGTACGACGGACCAATAGACGACGCCTCTGTTCGCGCAAGCATCCAAGATTTCAAGTCTGCCCAGGGTGGGGTCATTAAGGCTAAATTGAGTAGGGTGCAATGAAGATTACGAAAGCCAAACTAAAACAGATTATTAAAGAAGAACTCGAAGTAGTACTGACAAATGAAGAGGTCGAAGAGATGTTTGGTGAGGAAGTACGCTCCCAAGTAGAGGCGATGGAAAAAGAATTAGATGAAAGAAAATTGTCCAAAGGCGAAGAAAAGGAAAAGGAAAGAGTAGTTAAAGGTATGAAGAAGTCTAAGGGCGACTTCAAGAAGCACTATGGTGATGACGCCGAAAGCGTAATGTATGCAACGGCGACAAAGATCGCAAAGGATAAAAAATGAAAATGAAGAAATCAGAGCTATTAGCTCTAATCAAAGAAGAAATTATGAAAGAAATGCATGATAATTACGATAGTGATTTTATGTTGGATGACGAATACGGTTTTGAACTACCGCCCGAAGGCGTTGTCGATGCTGACTCTAGACAAGAAATGAAACAGACGGACCAAATAATCGGAATGGCTTATAGTCTTGCGGGCGACGGCGAAGCAGCTAAGCATCTTCTTCAAAAGTGCATTGGATTAATCGACAACTACGAGGAAGCGAGACTTTCGCAGTTTGATGATGATATGATGCAGGAAGGCATGGAAGGTATCAACCCCGAGAACATGCAGCTTGTAGCAGACGCACTACAGAAGATGGCACCGTTGATTGGTGTTATGTCTCTGCCAGTTCTTATAGGAATTATCTACGAGCAGTTAAAAAATATGGGTGTCAAATGATGAGTAAAGAACAAAAGCAAGCACTACTCGACAGAGGTATACAAAAACTAACATCACGCAAGCTACTTGTTTGGCTTGTAGCAACCGGTCTTATGGCTTGGGGCGGACTAGAATCTGGAGACTGGGTTATCATATCTGGTCTTTATCTCGGTGGTCAATCCGTAATTGACGCTATTGTAAAACTCAAGGGACTTGAGTGAAACAAAAGATTCTAGCATTCTGTTTAAAACACTGGAAGGAGATTGGACTTGTCCTTCTCCTTCTTGTCGTATTTGGTAAGTCGCAGTATGATGTGCGCAACATTATCAAAGCACACGAGATTGCCGAGCAATCCTTGAAGGATCAGATAAGCACCTTGCAATCCCTCCACACCGAAGAGTTGCGCCTACGCGATGAAGCCCTTGAACGCTACCGCATAGAGATAGAAGAGTTGGAGTTGGAATACGAAGCACGACAAGCCGAGATAAAGGACTTAACGAGAGCAGAAAAAGAAGTTATAATAAAAGAGTTCAAACAAGACAAGGCTCTGATTATACAGCGCTTTGAAGAGACCTACGGATTAAAATATGTTGAATAGCCTATTGTTGCTTGCTTTACTCTCGACCGCAAGCGCCGAAGACTTTACAGTCCTCGCAGAAGAACAACCCGCTCCATTCGAGGGCGTTTTGCTTAGCGTGCCTGCTGCCGCAGAAATATTGATAAAGCACGAGGAATCCAAGCTGAAGTGTGATCTTGAAGTAGAGTTTCAACTTGACAAGGCAGCCTCTCAATGTAAATTTGACAAGGAACTGCTTGAAGCGCGCATAGTCACGCTTGACCAGCAACACGCCGAGATTGTGGCGTCAAAAGACCTTGTGATTGAGAAACAGCAAGCAATCATCAAGAAGCAAGCACCACACCGCAAGTGGCTTTGGTTCGCAGGCGGCGTTGTCCTTGGCGGTGCTACTTACTACGGCATCCAGCAGGCGGTTAAATGAGCAAAGACCCAGACTACATTGTCAAAGTAGAGCAAGCAATCGCCAAGAAGTACGGCGAAGAAGCAATCCAGAATCCCAAAGCAGAATGGGACGAGAACAAAGAGAGAGCTTATCTGAAGCAGATGCGAGAACTCTACAAGAAACAAAAGAAAAATGATGAAGCGAACGATAAAGTAGAAGTAAATGGGATAAAGGTTTCAAGAAAACTACTTAATAGAGAATCTAAGACAGGATGTCCTGTTTGTGGTGCCTTCTCACATTCTACCCGTGACGACGTATCGCTCGTAAAGTTTGACTGCTGCTACAAGTGTTATATTAAATGGGTCGAAGGCAGAGAAGAGCGCTGGAATAGTGGGTGGAGACCCAAACAAAACTAGCAACTACTTATTTCAAAGGAACACTATAATGGCAACAGTTTACGAAATCGTTCAGGGCTTATCACAAGCCGCCGCAAACGCCTACGACGGCGCAATAACCGAAGATGGAGAACCTATCAAGGCAGGTCTAAAGAGAGAAGAGGGAGACCCACTCATCGATAAGCGAGTAATGGATGGCTTCAATGTCAAGTTTCATGGCAACATGATGCGCCTCTCTTACATGTCCGAGGTCACTCTCAAAGAGGTTTATGCTAACGGTTTCGAGTCTGATGTCGAATCACAGATGGCTGAGATTGTAAAGTTCCTTAAGAAAGAAGCTCGTAAGATTACCGGCTCTACTGTCAAGCTTACTAAAGAGGGCGAGATTGACATTCGTGTCGAAAACTCTTCAAGAGTCCGCTCCTGGGTTACCGCCACAATGCACTACAACATTGGTGGGATGGAAAAGGTTGATGTTGTGGGGGAAGCCACAGAGGACAGGCTTGCCTCCGATTGGAAAAAGTTCTTAGATCAGGGCGGTCTTGGCACTCGTCCAAAGAATGATAAGAGACCTAAAAACTCAGGAGAAAAAAAATGAAAATCACAAAGAATAAATTAAAGCAAATTATTAAGGAGGAGCTTGATTATATGGGCTCCGATATTGAAAGCTTTTCAGATGAAGATGAGTTAGGCGCAACCGAACCCATGCGTGATACCGGGATTCGTAGCCCAGCCGAAATACTTCTACAAAGAATGAACGCTCGTTCAAGACTAAATCGAATGTCTCCAGAAGAAATAGAAACATTAGCAGGAGGCGATCAGGAGGTTATGGATCTTATTCGTCGTATTCAGGGCGAAACTATGTATACCCCAACGAGTGGTATGTAAAGAAAGATGAATGCCAAGATTAACGAAAAAACAAATACTCAAAGAAATCGTTAAGTGTGGTAAAGACCCCTCTTACTTTCTAAAAAATTACGCCCGCATCTCTCACCCGATGCACGGGCTTATGTTGTTTAAAACCTATGATTACCAGGATCAGTTATTAAAAGACTTTAACGACTATCGTTTCAATGTCATTAACAAAGGTCGCCAGTTAGGTATTTCAACGATTACCGCTGGCTACATTGTTTGGATGATGTTGTTTCACCGCGACAAAGCCATTCTTGTTATGGCAACCAAGTTTGAAACAGCAGGTAACTTGGTGCGAAAAGTCAAAAACATTATGAAGAATCTTCCTGACTGGATCAGGATAGCAAGTATCACAACTGACAACCGCACGTCTTTTGAGTTGTCAAATGGTTCTTCAATTAAGGCTGCTTCTACCTCTGGTGATGCTGGTCGTTCCGAAGCCCTGTCGCTACTCGTGCTTGATGAGGCGGCACACATTGAGGGCTTGGAAGATCTTTGGACTGGTTTGTACCCAACGCTATCAACTGGTGGTCGTTGCATCGCAATTTCTACACCAAACGGTGTTGGCAACTGGTTTCATAAAACCTGCACAGGCGCCGAGAGTAACGACAACAATTTTTATCTCACAACTCTTATGTGGGATGTTCACCCTGAGAGAGACGAAGAATGGTTTAAAAAAGAAACCAAAAATATGTCCCGACGACAAATTGCCCAGGAGTTGGAATGTAACTTCAATACTTCTGGCGAGACCGTTATAGACCCAGACAACATGGAGTGGATTATGTCCAACATCCAAGAGCCAAAACATAAAACAGGCTTCGACAGAAACTTTTGGATTTGGGAGGAATACGACCCAAGTTGTAATTATCTGCTTGCAGCAGATGTGGCAAGAGGCGATGGTGCTGATAGTTCTACATTCCATATTCTCAAGCTTGAAACAATGGAGATCGTGGGCGAATATATGGGCAAACCAACGCCAGATCTCTATGCGAATATGCTGAATCAAGTTGGAAGGGAATACGGCAACTGTATGTTGGTTGTAGAAAACAACTCTATTGGCTACACTGTCATTGATAAACTTGTAGAGTATGCTTATCCAAATTTGTATTACTCGATTAAGTCCACACACGAATACATCGACCAGCATTTAGGCGAACATCGTACCGGTGCCATCGCCGGTTTCTCAACCACAAGTAAGACCAGACCCCTGATTGTTGCTAAGTTAGAAGAGTTTGTTCGCAACAAACTAGTTAAGACGTATTCTTCGCGTTTGGCAAATGAGTTTCGCACTTTTATTTGGTACAACGGAAAACCACAAGCCATGAGAGGCTACAACGATGACTTGGTGATGGCTCTGGCAATTTGCTGCTGGGTTAGAGACACAGCCCTTCAGACAAGTGCCAGAGACTTAAACTACCAAAAAGCATTCGTTGACTCAATAATGACTTCCAGAACAACTCTTAGTACACAGATAAAAGGACAAATTGGCTACACGGGCGAAGATCAAACTAGTAAAATGAACGAAGCAAGAAATCTATACTCCCAATATATGTGGATAATTAAGTGAGAAATTAATGGCACCCAGAAATCCAAAGCAAGGCAAAAACCCAGCAAATAGAGAATCTCAACTATTCCGTGCTCTTACTCGGCTGTTCTCTGGTCCGATTATCAGTTACCGGTCTGAGTCGGGTCGAAAAATACGCAGACAACATCTTGATAAATATTCTACAAGGTTCAAATCAGCATCAGGTCAGCAATTTAAGAAAGAGCAGTATAACCCACTTGACACTATAGCAGCAAACGCGATTGCTAATCAACAGAGGTCCGAGCGTTATATTGATTTTGATCAGATGGAATATATGCCCGAGTTGGCTTCTGCTCTGGATATCTACGCAGATGAAATGACGACATTCTCTGCTCTCTCGCCAATGCTTAACATCAAGTGTCGCAACGATGAAATTAAGGCTGTTTTAAATATTCTTTATCATAATGTTATGAACATAGAGCACAACCTTTTTGGATGGTGTCGTACAATGTGCAAGTATGGAGATTTTATTCTTTATCTTGATATTGACGACGAGATGGGTATTCAATCTACAATCTCAATACCTCTGCAAGAA